AATCTAGTAGTGACGATTTTGCTAACTGGATTAAAGAAGTCGATGAAATCCTGAGTACAACTCAGACGACTACAATAGATGGTCAACCTATGGAATATAGTCATGACCACTTTCAAGAGCAAATGCGTAGGTTGCAGCAATGTTCTATGAATTTTGAAATGCATCCTATCTATCCGATTAACGAGCAGATCGCGATGGATTTAATCTACAGCCACATAAAGGGGAAACAGGACAATGATGATAAATCAATTCTTTAAGTTTGTACTTTTATGTGCACTGTTAGTAATACCACCTAAAATTTTTTTAATTTTAATTGGTGCATTGCTCTATACAATCATCTACTAAAAAAGGAGAACAAAAAAGATGACAAAAGAAGTAAAAGGTAAATATTTTGTAACAAAAGATTATGGAATATTTAAAAAATCAAGAGGTAATAGAGAAGTTGATTCTACACATGTAGATAGAATCAAAAGATTAATCGCTGAGAGAGATCTTAAGACTCCTATTATTGTAAATCAGAAGATGGAGATCGTAGACGGTCAACATACAGCTCAGGCTAGAAAAGAACTAGGCTTAGATGTTTACTATGTAATTGGTGACTCTGATGATGCTTTAGATACAGCTAGAGCCAATACTGGAAAAAAGAATTGGAATCTAAACAATTTTTTAAACTTCCACTGTACAAGAGGCAAACAAGACTATAAGATACTTGCTTCTAAGATGAAACAATATGGAATGCCAGTAGCTGAAACACTAGCCCTACTTAATGGTAGAGCAACAGTTTGTAGAATGCAAACTGAGGAGTTTAAATTGGGAGATTTCTCAATAGCTTCAGGTAGGCTAAGTAGGTTTGATAGAATTGCAAAAGAAATAACTTACATTGCAAGACAAATCGACCCAAATGCTAAAAAACTAAAAAGACAATTGATCAGAGCATATTTAATTATGTGCAAACATCCGAAGTTTTCATTCGACAGATTAAAGTCAGCAATGAGATCTAAGGGCGGTAAATTAGCTGCAGTAACTAGCAGCTCTGATTATATCGAACAATTCGATAGAGTGTATAATGGGGGATTGACTAGAGATAAAAAAGTTGATCTTCTTAAGTTTGCATTGGATCGAGACTTTGACAAGAGAGAGGCAGCGTAAGCTATGAACATTAACAAATGGAAATCTTGTGCAGTAGATATTGATTCATACTGCATTATTAGAGCCATGGGTAAGGAAGGCTTTAGGAGACCAGGTAACATGATTGCCAAATTAGTCGATGAAGAGGTTAAGAAGATCGCTAAGAAGCAAGGCAAATCAGCCGAATCAATGAGAGAGAATTTACTATCACAGGGCAAGAAGTTGCTTAACGGAAGTGGTAAATAGACCTGCAGGTTGGATGGTTAACCTTGAATCTGAGGTTGGAAAAGGGCTGGGAGACTGGCCCTTTTTTTTTACAACTCATGAAAGAAACTTTTTTAAAAAAATACTTGCATTATAAGCTGAGGAATTTACAAATTTCCTATATCAACCATTAACTATAGGAATCGATATGGAAAAAATAAAAATATCAGAAGCTAATCTTTACAATTGTGAAGGTTTTATGTTTGAAATCGACTTAGTTGATAAAATCAACACTTTTTTCAAATATAAGAATGAACTAGGAATGACTCTAAAAGAGTTATCTGAAATAGAGCCTAGAAACTACTTACTAAAATTAGGCAAAGATAATGAGCCTGTATTTAGTAAGGCTGAGGTTAGAAAAATAATTAAACTATTGAGTTGGTTTAATTTAGTACCTGCAGCTATGGCCACATGTGAAGTAGTAGATCAGGAGGGACGAATCAGACAGCACTCTAATGTTGACCACGAATCAGTACGAGTTGTGCCTGATGAAGAACAGGACGCTTTAGATAGAGCTGCCGAATCTACCTATGAGATAACTAAAGATTTTGAGCCTGAGATCTTAGAACAATAGTGTTTAGGGGCTATTTAGCCCCTAAATTTATACTTGCAATAGAAATAGAAATCACATATTAGTTAAGAACGTATTCCTAAGCCTAAATGAAAAAGTGGGGCTTTAAAACACTTTATTTCCCAATAACAACGAACAATTTTTTCTTTTAATTTAATTATGGAGAACAAAGTTGGCAGAACCTATGAAAAAGTCGAGTGAAGAAGCCTTAACTAAAACGCTTCAGCGTTTGGTTATGATATGTCCGAATAAGAGAACTTATGACGAGATAACTTCCTTGATGTTTCAATTGTATTGTGGAAATGATTTTGGTTTAGGAAATTTCAGTCTTTCATTCCTTGATAAAGTCGAGGGATGTTGGCGATCAGGACGCAGAGCTGCAGCTAAGGCTAAAGGCTTAACGCTGGTTGTTAAAAATGATAAGTGACCGTAGGAAACTTCCATATCGATATCTTTTCCCTTCCTGCGGTTACTATCATTATGGATGATGAAAATTATTTAGCTTTCAAAGATTATCATTATAAGGTAGCCCACATGCTTGATGGCGTGGGTAGGATGCGATTCATAGAGGGTATTTTTGACGATTATACTGAGGTAATGGCCTTTGACTCCAGTAAAAGGGAGCAGAGACAATACCGTGAATTACTCACCGAACTTGTTAAAGATTTTGGGCACTGAGATGGCTGCGAGAGTTATCCGAACGACTCAGGCTGAACATAAATTATTCCAGGCTATTATTATGCAGGCCTTTGAGGATTGTACATCTTTTACTTATTCGAAAATTGATGCTTATAATAAGCAGGATTCTGTTAATTGGTTTGTACAGCAAAGTGATGAATTTAAAGAAATTTGTTGGAATGCGGATTTTGACCCTGAGTATATAATGGGTGTATTTAAAAAATTAATTAAGGAAGAGAAGATTAAATATAATAGAAACGAAAAATTATGGATGGAGTATAGAGCTAGATATGTTCAATATCGTGCAGCTAATAGTAAGGAAGAAAGACGTGAGATTAAGAAAAAAATTGATTTGATAAATGTCCCAAGTGATAAAAAAGAAAGCTAATGATCAAAAGAGCTATAATGTTAAAAACCCACTTGGGACATGTGTCCAGTGTACTGTATTTGGTAGGACTCTTCAAGTGAAACACAATATGTGACAACGGAAACCGGAAATTTCTCTATATAGATATTTCTACCCTTTCATTAAAATAATTTGCTTGGAACCCTAAAGTGGTGTCCCTGGTGTCCCTGATGACTATTATTCGCTAATATCAACAATTATAGACGATTCTATGGTGTCCCTGTGGTGTCCCTGTGGTGTCCCTAAGGGACACATTAGGACTATGTGTGTCTTGTGGAGCAGTAAATTTTTACTTTTTCGAATAGTGTACAGGGGTCTGAAATATCTATATAGTAGAAAATATGCCAGGATTGAAAAAGAAAGAATTGAGAACAGAAGACGACTTGACTTTAAAGCAAAAGAAATTTGTGGATATTTATGTCAAAAATTGGGGTAATATTACAAAAGCTGATGCTTTAAAAGAGGCAGGATATGAATGTAAGAATTCAAATGATTATTCAGTTATAGCTAGTAGATTAACAAATAGAAAACTTAACCCTCATGTAGTTAAATATTTAGACCGGATTTATAAGGAAGAGTGTGCGAAGTACGAAGGTGACAACCTAAGAAGATATAAAAGATTAGAACGAATTGCTTTAAATGCAGAAGCTGATAAACAATATGCAGCTGCTATTAATGCTGAATACAGATCTGGACAATTAGCAGGTCAGTATGTAGATAGACGAGAAGTAAAAGTAACTGGTCTGGAGGGTATGTCACGTGAAGAGCTTGAAAAGAAACTCAAAGAGCTTTCAAACAAGATCGATGGATACAACGCGAAAACCATCGAAATCGTTGAAGACACGAAACAGATTGATCAAAGCTAGTTGGTCTGAGTTTATTAAAATATTTAATAAAAGACATAACAGTCATTTGATGACCTCTCTAGGTGTAATAAATGTAAAAGTTGATGAAGAGTGATGTTTGTATAGTTGGTGGAGGTACAGCAGGATTTATTGCTGCGTTAGTATTAAAAACTAAATTTCCTCATTTAGATATTAATTTAATTAAATCAGATAAGATTGGTATTGTTGGAGTAGGAGAAGGTAGTACACCTCATTGGGATACATTTATAAGAACTATTGGTGTCACAGCCGATGAAATTATTAGAGAGTGTGGAGTTACTTTTAAAACATCAATTTATTTTAAAAATTGGGGTCATAAAGATTACAATCATTCAGTAGATGAATCTATAATGGCAGATTACTTCAATACTAAAATAAAATTATTATATAAATTTTATAATAACTATCCTGGTATTCATATTGGCCCTATAGAACATTTAAGTAAACAAGTTAATGGTGAGATTAGAAAACCAGTAAATCAATTTCATTTTGATACATTTAAACTTAATGCATTCTTAAAAAAGAAAAGTGAAGAACGTGGTATAAAAGTTATTGATGATGAGATTACAGAGGTAGTACCAGGAGAACTTGGGATAGCTTTTATAAAAGGTAAACAAGTATATCAGTCTAATTTTTGGGTTGATGCTACAGGTTTTAAAAAGTTATTAATGTCTAAATTAAATTCTGAGTGGATTGGTGTAGATCCATGGCTCACATTAGATACAGCTATTACTTATCATACTCATAAAGATGAAATACCTGATTTATGGACTGAAGCTCATGCATTGTCAGCAGGTTGGAAATTTAAAATACCTCTCCAGGAGAGACAAGGTAATGGTTATATATTTGATTCTAATTATTTGACTGAAGATGCTGCTATGGAAGAAATTAATAATGTAGAACTTGCAGGCAAGAAAAATATTAAGACTATAAAATTTACTGCTGGTTATCTAAAAGAAACTTGGAAAGGTAATTGTTTTGCTATTGGATTAACCGGTAGCTTTTTTGAACCATTAGAAGCTACATCTATTGCAACATCAGTGCAGCAATCATTTATGTTAGCTACTAATTTTATTGGTTATGATCAAATTGTTATTGATAGATACAATGAACAGTTTACTAAGTTGGTTAAGAACATTAGAGACTTTTTAATATTACATTATAGAACTAAAAGAACAGATACACAGTTTTGGAAAGATAAGGCAGCTATGGATATTCCAGATAGTCTTGCTGCTAAACTAGAGATAGCTAAAAGAAGATTATTAACTAAAGATGATTTTGATGATGGCCATTATGCATTATGGAGAGATCACCATTATGCAATCGTTATGTACGGATTGGGTATGTTAGATCCTGAAATGATTAAAATGCAGTATGAATCTTTACCTGAGTCAGTTAAAAAACAGCTATTTTTCGAAAAAAACTATGAGGTAGAAAGTGCGTTTGCTGTGCAGTACATTCATCATGATAAATTTTTAAAACAAGTCAGAGAAGGAACGAGAGTAGTAGATGAAGAGAAAATTCGCAATTAAGAAGAGAGCAAAGCATTGGAAAGATAAATTTCCTATGGTAGCTGTGGATTGGTTGGACATCGTGAGTGATGCGAGTTGGTTAACTATTGAGGATTTGAAAAAAGCTAAATTAGCTACTTGTACCTCTAAAGGACATTTGTTTAGTCAGTCTAAAGGTATTACTAGATTGTTTGCAGATTGTTCCACAGATGATAAGGGGGAGATAGAATCTATAGGAAATACTACTATCATTCCCAATTCAGTTATTGTAAAAATAACTAAAATATGAAGTTATATAAAAACTTTTTAAGTCAGGAAGACCATAAACGTATATGTACTATGATATGGCACCGGGACTTCCCTTGGTTTAATGAATGTCTTGAGCTTGGTAATGACAATAAAATTGTTAATAGTGATAAGATAGAATCTAGTCAGGTTTGGAAACAACAACATTATTTATTTACAGAGTATCCTCAAAGGTTTTATTCACCATTTTTTCATGACATCATGATGCCTTTGTTAGGTAAATTAAATTTTAATACGTTTAAAAGAATTTGGGCTAATAACTATTATAGAGATAAGAAACCAATTAAGTTTGATTACCATACTGATGAAGATTATTCTCATCTCGTAGCAATCTATCAATTAAATACTTGTAATGGGTATTTAGAGCATGACGGAGGGAAGGTAGAGTCAGTAGAGAACAGCTTGATCTTATTTGATGGTACGAAGAAACATAGACCTGTTACTCAAACAGATGTACCATTTAGAACTAATATTAACATTGTCTTGACTTAATATGGCAGCTAAAAATCGTGAGAGTTTGTTATGGCAAAAATTAAAAAAAGGTTGCCCTAAAATCTTTTTTACTCGCATAGAATCTAGCACAATCAATGGTATTCCTGATGTACATGCAGTATGTAACAACAAAGTATTTTGGGTAGAATTAAAATCAGATTATGTCAGTTATCCGAAGCTAAGTAAGTGGCAAATAGTTTGGATTAATAAATATATCAAGGCAGGTGGAAAAGTATTTATCTTGGTTGAAGACCTCTTGGAGAGAGTCCTTAAACTGTACGAACCGGTGTCCGTTTTCACAGATCCTCGCTTACTGAAACCTCGTTGCTCGTTCTCGCTTACTG